GTTATCGCCCACCCGCACCACAGACCGTCCCTTGGCCAGTGCCGTCCTCCGGTTCCGCTTCGCTCCACCTACGGTCAACACTGGCCAAGGAGGCAATTATGCACTAACAATCCAACCGGACCACTCAATGGGGGCCGGTCAAATCGACAACCAACTGTGATCTATTGTCCTGATCCAGATGGCTAGACGAACCGATTAGCACGCCGAATTTTTCCGCAAATGCAAGCTCTTCGCTAGCAAATCGGGCGCTATCCCAACGGAAGTTGGGCCAGTTGGGGTCTTGCCAGTTCCATTGCATGATCGATAAACCTCTTTATATCGATCATCTTATTGCCAAATCATGATCTATAAAGCAAGCGGATATGCCGCATACGAAGGATCACTGAGGCGCCAGCACCTCGACAATGCCCACGCCGGCAGAATTGGTGGTGAGTTCCAGTGTAACAGTGGCGGTGGTGATTTGATCAACCGACCCAATATTGACCTTAAAGCTCATCACCTGCGCCTGAAAGTAGTATTTGTCGCCGTTCTGGGTGGTGACGAGAAAGCTAAAATCTGCATCGGACATAGATGCAGATTTCAGAAGGATCTGGCCGCTATCATCAGTATCAAGACCCATCAAGCACAAGCAGGCGACCTGATCCTGTCAGGCAGCCAAACGTTCTTGGAGTGATTGATTTGGCTATCCACCGCACAATTCTCGGCGATTGTCGGTCCGTTAGCCGAAGTTCTTTTTCTCGTAGATCATGGCTATCGCCTGCCCGTCCCAAACGTAGCAGAGATGGCGTTCCTGCCGGCAATTGGACAAGAACCGAGGGCGGAATACCGCAGCGCATTCGCCGCCATCATGGCGGACGCTGTCGTAAACGATCCCGTCGGAACCGGATTCCCTGAGCTCCCGCGCCAATTCTTGCGACATGGCGTAGCGCGTCGGGTGATACCAGGTCGGGTTGCTCGCCTTTGTCCCGCGAATGTCATGGAGGTCAGCGACGAGATCCACTGCATAGACCCGCATATCGAGTTCCTGCGCCGGCTCATCGGTCGCCTCGAGAAAACGGATGCGGTGATGCTTTGTCTCGGCAACCGCGGTTTCGAGGTTCAGACTGGTATAGAACACACCGTAACTGCCATCGGTAAAACGATCCCCGTCTGGCTTCAGATGCGTGAAAGCCGCCATGATCGGCGTAGTGCCGGGGCCTGAAACGCGGTCTTCGCGCGGCACCAGCGAAATCTCGCCGACTTCGTCGCGAAGACGGTCGTTGGTCATCGCCTCGATCTGGAAGACGGCTTCCAGATCATCGGGATCGGCGACCGCATCAAACAGCCCAACCGGCGGAAACCGGCTGGGAACGATCCGATAGCAGGGTAGCCACTCAATCCTGGCAATTGGGAGGTCACTCATCCGCGCTGAGCGTCGATATACTGGCGCACCACATAAAGGTCGGCGACATTGCCCGAGGTCATGCGATCGATAGCCGGACGGCCGCCGAACACACTTGCCTTATTGGGCTTACGCACCCAGCCGTGGGCGCTTTTGGGAAGCAGGATTTGCAATCCCTTGTAGATGCCCATCACATAGGAAATGCGCTCTAGCGCATCCTTGGGAATTGCCGCGACAGCACCGCGTTTCCAAGATTGGAAGGTCGAGCGGCTGTCGAGGCCCAGGATGCGCATCTGCTCCTGCTCTTTCAGGCCCCATGCATCGGCAATCCTGAAGAACGTCCTGAGCGCAGGCCCTGTCAGATCCTTGCGATCAGGCTGGCTGGCAGTGGTTGCGGATTGCATAGTGGGACTCCTTTCACACCCATATGTTCACTTTACTATAAAAATGTCAATCTATATCAGAAAATGAACATTGTCGCTCCGTCAGGGCGCCAGCACCTCGACAATGCCCACGCCGGCAGAATTGGTGGTGAGTTCCAGCGTCACGGTAGCGGTGGTGATCTGGTCGACCGAGCCGACGTTGACCTTGAAGCTCATCACCTGCGCCTGGAAATAGTATTTATCGCCGTTTTGAGTAGTAACAAGGAAGCTGTGATCGGCATCGGACATTGATGCGGATTTGAGCAAAATCTGGCCAGTATCATCGGTATCAAGACCCATTTGGATCGTCATCGTGCCCTGATTGAAGCTGCCCTTTTTCTTGACCACGCCGCGGCTGCCAACAGGGTTGAAGGTCACAAGATTGAACTCGCGGCCAAACTCTCCAAGGTCTGAAACTTCGCCGACCACCGTCATGGTAAGCGCGTTGTAGCCTGTGGGGTCAAAGGTCGCAGGAGATGAGACCGACACCTTCAATGTAGTGCCGGCAGAAGTCCGAACGGTCATAATATTAGGTCCTTATAAAGGTGAGGCTAGCCGAGCCTCGTTAAATGAAACGCGCAAATCTTGGCTTTGCATGTGGATGCCGGTATCCTCGTCGACGAAATCTGGCCCGGCGGAATCTGTGTGGACGGTCACGTCAAAGAGCCCGTCTATGACGGGCATCTGATCGGCGACCGCCGCGCGGATAGACGCGATGAGGGTCCTTGCTTCCGGATAAGTGCGCGCGAGCACGGTCACCTGCACGCGCTCGGTCACCCTACGTTTGGGTCCCGGTGCCGGGATGTTGCGATCGACGCTGCTGACCGACATCAGCGATATCGCCGGCAAGTCTGTGCCCTGGGGCAGCATTCCAGCGGCAATACGCGCTTCAGGAACAATCGCCGTCACCCTGGTCTCACCTGCAAGGAGAGATCGGACCACAATAACCCCGTTCATTCGTCGTCGATCTCAAGCTTCGGAGCCTTGAGATCACCAATCTGCACGCGGTGGGCGATGTAGGCGCCCATGGCATTCACCGCTTCCTCGGCCTTCTGATCAAGAGCCGGGCGCAGAAACGGTTTGGCAGCGTGGCCCGGGTGCATCACCACGGCACCGACGAAGTTCTCGCCAATCTTCAGGCTGCCTCGTTTCACCATCTTGTTGATCGTACCGATTGACACCGCGCGGCGGCCGCGGCGTGTCTCGCGGACTGGCTTGTCTGCATCGGAAACCGAGATCAGGTGCGGCGCAACGCCATATTCGATGAACAGGCCAACATATGAGCCTGTTCCGCGCAGTTTAACGTAGGAGGAGAGCTTACTGCCCTCAACCCGCGTACCGATGCCAATCGCCTTCTTGAGCTTGCCTGTGCGGACAGGGACATTGGCCTTCGCCTGTTGCTGGATCACCTTGGCGCCAGCGCGAAGCCCGCCGCGGATAACGTTGCGCTCGAGGTTCTTGGGCAGTTCATCAAGCAAGCGTAGCAGTTCAGGTCCGCCCCTCAGCTTTATAGTCATGGCGCTGCTCCTTGACTGGAGTGTTCTTCGACCATGATTTCCATAACATCGCGCCGGCCAAGCGTCGCCGGGCCAGAGACAATCTGGTGAATGCGATTGTCGATGATGACGCGCATATCAGCAGCGACCCCCGCCAAATAACGCATCCGGATACGCGCAGGCCTGCGAGCAATCTGGACACTGTCCGCTAAACGTTCAGCCTTAGATGGAAGAATGTCCTTCACCTCGGCCCAGACATAAGCAAACTGTCCCCAAGTGACCTGTTCGGTTCCGTATTGCGCGTCCCGCGTGACCAACTTGCGCTCGATCCGTATCCTTGTGTCGAGGCTCGAGGCTAGATCCAGCGGCATTTGAGTTGCCCTACAAGGCTATCGAAGGCGAGACAGGGCGCGCCTTCACGGTTTTCAAACATAGAGGCAACTTTAACCAGGATCGCGGCCCTGGCGATCTGAAGATCAAGGGCTGTATCCGCAAAGCCTGTAGACAGAGTGATTTGGATTAAACCATCTGCGCCTAGTTGCGGCCAGGATTTGGACGATACCGTTCGGATACGGGTAAATCCATGCCGCTGCCGAGCAATATAATCGCCCTGAGGCAGTATGGTCATGTTGCCGTTTGCCGCAGTGTATCGGATTTGGACCACTGTGCATGGCCGGATCGGAAGGGTGATTTCGTCTTCCCATCCTTCCAGTTGAAGTTCGAGGGTCTGCTCGCACAGTCTAAGCCCGGTTTGCAACTCAAGCTCAGCCTGAGCGGCATCGAGTTTAGCGCCCAGCAAGAGATCCTCATCCCTTGCATCAAGCCGCAGTTGCTGCCGGGCTTCCTCAAGCGTCACGGCTCTGTCCTGTGGCGGAGCGATGACGAGTATCTCGGACATCAACCAGCCTTGTTGGCAATGTTCGCAGCAGATTTGGTCAAGACGTTCGGCGTTTCTTGCTGCTTTGTCTTGGGCGCTGTTTCAGATTTGGATAGCGCGCCAGGCTCTGACTTTGCAGCAGCCGCACCCACTTCAGTGGCAAGACCGCGCTTGATGAGGCTCGCTCCTGCCAATGCGTCGATCTCAAAGGTCTGGCCGGTAATAATATTAT